TGGGTTTGATGTCTCAAAAAGCACCTTATTGGCTTCAGCATCCTTTTTCCGCGCTCCAGCGAAAGTATCTACAATACCGATCTGTTTTTCAAGTACTTCTGCTTCTTTAAGCTGTTGGGCCACTGGATCGGATTCCATCGCCTCTGCGATCTCCTGTTTGTTCTCCAAGCTGGAATTCCGGATTAAGACCGAATCTGGCAACTGAATTCCCAATTCGCGCATCTCTTTCGCTTCTTCGAACTGAGTTTCCTGCATATTGTCTTTCGCCGGTGTATTGGTGATCACAACGTCGTATTCGCCAATTGAGAGGTCGTTGAGGATTTCCCCGGCGACATTCCGCTGGTTGACCGCTACATCCTCCGTTTTGTTGATATTCGACACTGGGTCGGTTCCGGTGATGCGCAGGATGCGAGGTTCGGTGTAGAAGCCCTGAATCAGCTCCATTATCTTCCGGCCAGCCAAATACATAGTCCGATTCTCATTTGACTCGTATCGCTTCTGATTTATCGATCCGCGCTGCTGTTTTGCAACGATCGCCTTCGCGGCGACGTCTTCGCGGTCGTTTCCGAGTTTGGAGTCGTTGACCGTCGAAATATCCTTGATGTTCTCCTTCGCGATGAACTCTAGCCGATCATGCGCCTGAGACAACTGATTGGGCGCTATCTTGACCGGAGGAGTCGACCCACGCTTGAATTCGATGGCAATCCCGGTTTGGGACCCAAATTCCTTCAAATCGTCGATATCCATGTTGGTGAGCGAATCTTCCTCCACAATCCAGCCGCCATTGGCCGTTGTGTTGAGGATGTGCAACTGCTGCGACGCAATCTTGTTCACAACACGCTGTGGCCCTTTGAGGTTGTTTACGACGCCCAGCGCACGGCCCCAACGGAACATTGGGAAGAACGGCACGATGGTGAAGCTCTTATAGATACTCCATTTGTCGAAAAGAGTCACGGAGTCTCCAGCCACGGTGTGCCGGATACGTTTGCCGGGCAGACGCATGATCTGCAGGCCGGTGGTGTTCGCCACGAAGGCTGCGCGATCATCGTCCCATGCCGGTGGCACTTCGGACGTGTCGCGGGTGGCCGGATCGATGAACCAACGTTTGTTGGTCCACTGTCGGGACTGCCGCGCATTGACGCGGATAATGGGCAGCTCGCGGACTAATGAGTTATCACCGAGGAATCGGCCATTCAGGTCCTGTCCACCGAAAGCGTATGGCCTAATCGAGTCGTAGCCGTAGGTATCCTTCTGGTGGCCAATCTGTTTGGACTCAAGGTCCTCAGCCTTCTTCTTGCCGAATATCCCTTGGATGTCGTTGAAGCTCATCCAACGGGTTTCGATGAAGTCTTCCCAATCCTCCGGGTCGTACGAGAAAGCCAGCGGATCGATCAAGATCGTCTTCGGGTGTTTCTTCTTCGCCTTGATGTCGCCGGGCATACCTGGAACTCTGAACTCGACGGTGAAGTCGACGAAGCCACGATTGAGGATCAAACCATCCTCGTATATGTCCGTGATGATGTCGTCCAGCTGGTTGCTCTGCGATACGTGCTTGATAACCTGATTAAACGTCTTGGACGTTTCTACGTCAGCTTGGTTATCGCGGGGCCGAGTAGTGATCTCAGTTCGGGCCGCGATCTGCTCGCCTACGATGTTGTTGATCTTTGGAAGGATTTGGTTGATCGTTTCGCACGGTCGCCCTTCATCCTTGAGCGTCTGCTCATCCTCCGGCTCCCACTGTCTGTCGCCAGTGTAGAAGCCCTCGTTCTCATCAGATTCCTTTATGAATTCTTCATGCCCAGCTGTAAGCATGTGTCGGTAGCGCTGCCATAATAGCCTCGCTTTGTCGTTTGATTCGTCAACCATTGCAACCTCTATGATGTAAAGCAGTTCCCACGGTTCTGCCTGTTCTCGATATGATCTGCCAAGAAAGACCGGTTATCATACGTCATAGAGCAATAGGGGCAAGTAGATGTAATGCACAGATGTACACTTATGTCGTCTCTGACAATGAATTCCACTTGCTTCAGTCCTAACCTATGTGCTGTATCATTGATTACCGTATCCACTTCTGCAGCGGTCGCAGAATTGCTAATCCCGATCGTGATCGTTTGCCCACTTAAGCCGACATTGCTGTTCGAACTCCCCGGCGGACTACTTTTAGCTGGTCTCTCCAAGATTTCTGCTTCTTTTTGCGTGTTGGGTTACGCGGACGTCCCGCATGTTGATACATTCGACCTATCCAAGCTAACGCGTCGACTATATCGTCTTCGTTCGCTGCATCGAACTTCAGCAGCTGACTCTGTGCTGGAGTTTCCCACCAAGGATTATTCTCCGGCCAATAGACCATTCCAGCCTGCATCAGGCCTTGAATTGGACGAGCCCTTACGCGCTTGTCAGTAACAGGCGCCAGTTCCTCGTCGAACGTAGGGGATAAACCCCTTTCCCGCATCCTAAGACGCATTTGATCGTCGATGGCAAGCTTGGTTGTACCGCGCTCAATACCGACGAGAGATAGATCATACTGTACCTGCTTATCAAGAATCAACTCAACTATCTCATGAGTTGTCCATTTTCCGAATATGATCTCCCGTATAAAGATGGTTCCGTTGTAATCAATGGCACAAATAGCGAATGCGCTGTTATGGTTGTGCTTCTGCGTACCAAGGGCCAAATCGCAGGCCATTATGTTCCGCATGGCGTCCAGAGTGGCTTTATCCTTGGTTAGCGGCTTGAACCACTCCCGTTTGAAGAAGTCTCCCGAGTCGGGGAGCGGCGTCTGCTGGTACAGCGCAGACCATTCCCGCGTACCCATCGTATTTCGCAGGATGCGGAGGGCTTTCTCGTTATAGCGTTCAGGGTGGAGGGCTTCGTGACGTAAACGCAGCAGACGCATTGAGTCCGTAACTTCCCGTGGATTACGCAGAATCTCCTTCGTTTCGAGGTTTATGTACTCGTCATATTCGGCGAGAGCGGGGTATTCTACTATTTCCCAACTTTCGTGATCTTCGCCCTCTGCTTTCTCCATTTGGCTGATCAATTTGCCGGAAATGTCCTCATAGCTCCAACGCGTCTGAACTATAAGAATCCCCGCTCCAGGAGCCAAGCGGCTCCTAAATGTCGACCTGTACCACGCCCAGTTCCGTTCTTGGATCAATTCGGAGTCTGCCTCCTCTCTGTTCTTCACTGGATCGTCAATAATGGCGATATGCGCTCCCTTGCCGGATATAGGCCCGCCGATGCCCGCCGATATGTAAGAACCGCCTCTTGACGTACCCCAATGCTCGATATTCTCCTGTGACTTCGACAGGACTGTGTCTGGGAACAGCGTGCGGTACTTAGGATCAAGCTTGATGCGATCACGCACCTTGCGCGAGAACACGGAGGACAGGCCGAGGGAATATGAGGTTGAAATTATTTCCAACGCAGGATCGTGTCCAAACCCCCATGCAGGGAAGTTCACGGTCACGAGTTCACTCTTTCCGTGCCTAGGTGGCATAAATAGCATGAGCCTTGGGGACAGCTCGTTCTTCACATCTTCGTAGAACTTCTCAAGGCGTTCACAGATGTCCTTGTGCACCCACCCTGCCTTATACCGAGGTACGAACATCTTCACAAACGGTAACAGATGTCTGCGTGCGAGGGTACGCTTCGCGAGTTCCTGTTGGGCATTCTCACTCTGTTGCGATAAAGCCGAAGTAGCTTCTTTCCTCACCGGCCCCGGCTTCTTAACCGCCCGTACCTTGCGTGTCTTGGGACCGTGGTTCTTCCTGTATGTCTCCTGTTTTTTCTTCTTGATCGCGGCTGCTTTCTTCTTCTCGTTGTGCGCCTTGCGCCGCGTCATAGCAATCTTCAGTTTTTCAGATTCCTCCTCACCCTCGCACACGGAACAGAAGCCGCTCTTCCCGAAGGAAGACTTGTCGCGCAGCTGTTTACACTTGAGGCACTTAACTTGAGTCATCAGGCATCTCCACGTCAATCACTTCGTAATCGGAAGTGTCTAGTGTAATCGGATCGTTGTCACCGGCCAGCTCAAGTAGTTTGTGGTCGGGCAGTTTATCAAACTCGCCAGCCTCAACGAGCTGATGCTCGACGCGGGTGACCTGCGGCTCGTAGTGGCCTGTCAGCTTACCGAGCTCGCGCCAAGCGGCGATCATCGCCATAGGGTCTTCCTTCGAGCGAGCCATGTTGGCCGCTTCCATGAAGCCCTCGATGA